GTCGCCCCCGTCGTCGAGATCGTCGTCGCGGACCCGATGGTAGACGCGGCGCGGGCTGCTGCCGCGCTCGGGGGGAAGGACGCTGTCGTCGAGCTTGTCAAGGGCACCGATCTGAAGGCGTTCGCGGTCGGGAAGCCCAAGAGGGTGAAGCTATGAGCGCGATCGAGACCGGACCGTACCAGAAGTCCTGGTCGTTCTGGGACCGGAAGACGGGCGAGACGACCCCGTGGAGCCGTTACCTCGCGGAGCGGAACATCCCCGCGGATGGTGGCACGCGCACCCCGAGGAATTGGTGAGCTTCTCCGACGTCGCGCTCGCGGTCTCTGGGGCGCGCCCGAACGCGTCGGGATGGGCGCGCGGGAATTGCCCGCTATGCTTACCTCGTACGGGGCGCGAGGACCGGAAGGGCTGCCTTGCGGTCCACCTGTCCGGGCGCTATGTCTGCTGGCGTTGTGGTGCCGGTGGGCGCTTGCGCGAACCTCTCCGGGATGACTGGGCGGACGAAGAGCAGGCGCGCGGGCCGGTCGAGGCGATGGAGCCCCCGGAGGCGTTCTGGCCCCTGTGCGAGGGGGACGGCGCGCGGGCGGAGTCGTTCGCGGAGGCGCGGCGGTACCTCTACGCGCCTCCGGATAAGGGTGGCCGGGGCCTCTCGCGCGAGGCGTGCCGTGTGGCGAAGGTGGGCGCATGTTTGTCTGGGCGGTTCTCCGGGCGCGTCGTCGTGCCGGTGCTCGCGGACGACGGCGGGACGTGGCTCGGGTGGTCAAGTCGGGTCTGGTACTCCCAAAAGGAGTTCGTCCGGCGGTGCGTCGCCGCGGGCATCCCGGCGCACCACGCACGTGAGGACTGGCGCTCGTACATGTACCCTCCAGGGATGCCGCGCGGGCGCGTGATCTACAACCACCGCGCGCTGCTCGTCGAGACGGACGAGCCCGCGCTCGTCGTCGAAGGCGTGTTCGACGTGCTCTGCGACCAGGTGGGCCTCGACCGGGGCGCAGCCGTACTCGGTTCGCCTTCACCGCGCGGGGAGCAGTTCAACGCGTTCTGCGCGGCGCGCAGGCCGGTTGTGTTCCTGCTCGACGGTGATGCGTGGCGGAAGGCGGAGGCGCTCTCGCTCGCGCTCCGGGTCGAGGGTGTGCGGAGCGGGTTCGTTCGGCTCCCGCCCAAGGCTGACCCCGACGGCGTCGACCGGGAATGGTTGGACCGCGAGGCGCGTGAGAGCTTGGAGGCGTGATGGCAAAAACTGTCGCATTCGAGAACGTGGTCGAATTCGAGAACGTGAAGGCGACCGGCGCGACCGAGAGGGCCGTGCTGTGCGAGATCGACGGAGAGGAACATTGGATCCCGCGGTCACAGATCGACGATGATTCGGAAGTCTACGAGAAGGGTCACGAGGGAACGCTCGTTATCACGGAATGGCTGGCAACTCAAAAGGGCTTGATTTAGCCCGGAAAGCAGAAGTACACGTGGGAAAATTGAAGATCATCAGTTTCACAGCGGCGGCAATGGTGCTCGGGCTCGAGCGGCGCGTCGTGCTCGGCGATGCGTACGCCGGACCGAACGGCGAGCCGAAGCAGGACCTCACGATCGAGGGCCTGAACGCCGACGACGCGCGGGCGATCCTCGCCGCGCTCGACCAGCCCGACGTTCCTGCGGCTGCGCCCGTCGAGGAGATCGCGAAGGCTGCGCCGAAGCCGACCCCCGCGCCTGAGTCGCCGAAGCGCAGCGAACCCGCACTCACGGCTGCGCCCCCCGAGACCCGGCGTCGACGCGCCGCCGCGCCCGTTCCTCCGACACCTCCTCCACCTGAGGAAGAGGAAGAGGAAGAGGAAGAGGAAGAGGAAGAGGAAGAAGAAGAGGAAGAAGAAGAGGAAGAGGAAGAGGAAGAGGAAGAGGAAGAGGAAGAGGAAGAGGAAGAGGAACTCGCACCGCCTCCGATCCCCGACGCATTGAAAGGTGAAAAAGTTACGATGAAGCAGTTCGTCGTCCACCTCCGCTCGGTTGGGTACACGACACCTGAGTCGATGCTCACGGCTCTCCAGACCATGCGCCCGCAGTGCCCGGCGCTCGCGCGCCTCCCCGACGGCGAGGGGCCCGGGACGCTGAAGACGCGCCTGACCCAAACCCTCACCGTGATGGGCTGACCCATGCGCTACCTCCCCCTCTACGAGGACTTCCCGCGGTCGGCGTCCGATACGTCGGAGCGTCTCGACGTCGATCCGTCTTGCACGCGATGCCAGCTTTCCGCAGGGGCGCGCAACGCGTGCCTCGCGGCGGACGGAGCACCCGGCGGGGTCCTCGTGGTCGGGGAGTACCCGGGGCGCGTCGAGGACGCGATTGGCCGCCCGCACACCGGAGACGGCGGGAAGAAGCTGCGGGAGCTGGTTGCGAAGTACTGGACCGGCCCCGCGGCGTTCGACTACGCCCTGCGTTGCCACCCGGGCAAAACCGAGGTGAAGCCGAAGCACGTCGAGTTTTGTCGCCCTTACCTCGCGCGCGTTGTCGACGAGGTCGCCCCGCTGCGCGTCATCGCGGTCGGCTCCGCGGCAGCCTACGCCCTCTTCGGGCGGAGCGTCCAGGCGCGGGAGAATCGGCGCGGGTACGCGTACCTGTTCCCGCAAGACGGGCGGCCGATCCCCGTGTTCTTCCTCCAGTCGTTCGGGGGCGCGGCGCGCAACCGCTTCCTTCGGCGGTACTTTGAGGAAGACCTGGCCTGGGCGCTTCGCTGCTCGCTACCAGAGTTGCCTCCGATCGACGCGGACGCCCGCGTCGTCGAGACCCGCGGGGACGCGGAGGACGCTGTCGCGGATCTGCGCGCACACTCGACGGTTGACGCTCCGGCGTCCTTCGACGTCGAGACGTGCGGGCGCCTGTTCGATCCGTCGTTCCGGATCCTGTCGCTGTCGTGCTGCGGAGCGGGGGAGTCCGACGCATGGGTTTGGGACCGGGCGGCGCTCGAGGACCCAACTGTGCGCGCTCCGCTCCTCGCGTGGCTGGCGGACGCGTCCGCGCCGAAAACCGGGACGAACGTGAAGTACGACGAGCTCGCTTGCTGGAGCGCTTGGGGCATTGACGTGCGGTGCGTTCGAGGTGACGTGCGCCTGCACCGGAAGCTCCTCGCCGCCGACGCGAGCGGCGCACTCGACAAGATGGTCGAGCACGTTGGCATGGGCGGCATGAAGGAAGAGAACGAGGCGGCCATGGAGCCGGTCGTCGCCCGTGTGCGGAAGGGCCTGGAGGTCGAGCGGCGCCTGACAAAGCAGCGCGAAGAAGACGCCGCCATCGCGCGGTCCGGTTCCGCCCCGAAGAAGCGCGCACCGCTCCGCCCGGAAGCCCGCGCCGGGCTTGAGGAACTGCACCGGATCGACCGGGAGATGCCTGACCTCGCGCGGCTCGTGCGCGACCCCGACGTCGAGTGGCGTGCGTGGGCCTACGCACTCGTGCCGCCAGACGTGCTCACGCGGTACAACGCCCGCGACGCGGTCGGGACGGAGCGCGTGCGCGCCTGGGTGGAGCCTCAACTGCGGGCGGACCCGGACCTCGACGCGGTGCGGGCCAAGATCGTCGACCGCGCGGCGCACGCCGTGCGGAAGGTAGAGGGCTGGGGGATCCTTGTCGACCGCCCGGCGCTCGAGAACTTCGACGCGTATCTTGCTGCGCAGCTCGCGCCCGTGCGAGCCCGGCTCGATACAATGGCCGGGCCGGACTTCAACCCATTATCGCCCCCGCAATGTGGTGAACTCTTGTTCGGGCGGTTGGGGCTCCAGCACGACAAGAAAACGCGGACGGGGAAGCAGTCGACGGACGGTGACGTGCTCGAAGAGATCGCGTCGAAGCACCCTGTAGCACACGCCATTCTCGAATACCGGACGATCGCGAAGATGCGCGGTACATACGCTAGCGGGATGATCCCGCATATTCGACATGACGGGCGCGTGCACACGTCAATCCTCTTGGACGGCGCGGAGTCTGGCCGCACGTCGTCGCAGAACCCCAACCTCCAGAACATCCCGCGGGCGAAAGACAGCCCGGAGGGGAAGATGGCGCGTGACGTGTTCATTGCGCGCCCTGGGTATTTTTTGCTCGAGCTGGATTACTCGCAGCTCGAATACCGCATCGCGGCGATGCTCTCGAAGGATCCAGTTATGCGCAGGATCTTCGAGGAGGGACATGACTGCCACCAGAGAACGGCGGAGCTGATATCGCAGATCGCCTGGGGCATCCCGCCGAGCGCGGTCACGGAGGTCCACCGAACGAAGGCCAAAGCCGTAAACTTTGCGATTTTGTATGGGAAGACCGCGCGCACGCTTTCCCACGAATGGGGTATATCGCTCCCCGCGACGGAACGGGTGGTCAACGCAATCACGGGAAACTTCAAGGTCCTCTCCGCGTGGTGCGGTGAGATGCTTGCGCGACTCCGGAAGAACGGGGAGATCCAGACATGGTGGGCGGGACGACCCGGACGCCGGAGGCCCTTGTGGCGCGTCGCCGACCCGGAAGACGGTATACGCCGCCACGCGGAGAACAGCGCGGTTAACACGCCTGTGCAGGGAACAGCGAGCGAGTTCTGCGTCGCCTCCTTGGCCGAAGTCGTCGAGTGGGTCGAGGGCGACGGGATCGAGGAGGACTGCCGGCCGGTACTCCCGATCCACGACGCACTCCTGATTGAGGTTCGACGCGAACTCGTCGTCGAGGCGGCGGAGACGGTGCGTGCGATCATGCTCTCGCACGACTCGGACGGCGTGCCGCTCGAGGTCGACGCCAAGGTCGGTCGGGCATTCGGCTCGATGGTTAAGTTCCCCGTCGGGGACCGCGCCGGGTGCCGAGCCGTGTTGGAGAAGCTGGTGGCTTAGGCCGCCCAAGGGATAACACGATGGCGAAACCTAACAGACTATCCGCCCGCGTGGAACCGACGCCGTCCACGCTAGAAGACATGGCTGCAACAGCAACAGCGTCGGTTGACCTGGAGCTGGCGCTTCGGGCACGCATCTCGATCGACCCGAGCGCGCTGGACGAGGAGTTCCAAGAATGCCCGATGAACACGGCGCACATCGGCGCGAAGTTGGCCGACGCGACGCGCGAGCACCTGCGCGCGAAGAAGGCGGCGCGTCGCGCCCGCGCGCTCGTCGGCGTCGAGATCCGTGCGACGAAGAAGATCGACGGAAAACCGCTCGGGGTGGACGCCGTACGCGACGAGGTCGAGCTCGATCCGCGCGTGGATGCGGCGGACGCGGCGGAGATCGATGCGGAGGCGGCGCTCGCCCGCGCCAAGACCGACTTTGAAGCGGTGCGGACCAAGCGCGACATGCTCGTGCAGCTCGGCGCCGCGCGGCGCGCGGAGTGGGAATCGGACCCGACCATGCGCATGTCGCGGCGAGACAGATTCCCGAAGCCTGGGGAGGGGTAGGGCTTATCCTGTCCGGGGGGCGCGGGCCCGACGTTCTCCGGCGTGCAAGAGTGTTCGGGCCGTCAGGCAACAGAAAACAGAAGACAGAAAGCAGAAAACAGAAATATGACCACAGAAGCAACGACAACGAAAAAGAAGAAGCTGAAACAACCTGCCCCCGCTCCTGCAAACGTGAAGAACTACGGGGATTGGGGCGTCGAGCAGGCGGAGGCGGACCTCGCGAAGAGCCAGGCCGAGGGCGCCGGAGACTACCTGAAGCTCCCGCTCGGCACGAGCGTCCTCCGGTTCCTGCCGCCCGCGTCGGGGCGTTCGAGCCCATTCGTTTCGGTGAAGCAGCACTTCATCGAGATCCCAGGAGGGGGGCAGCAAAAGGGTGTCGGATTCGTCTGCCCACGCGCCCACGGTGGCGAGCGATGCCCCGTGTGCGAGAAGGCAGACCGCCTGAAAGCGACCGGAAACAAGGCGGACTACGAGGCCGCGAAGAAGCTGTACCCGAAGACGCGGCACTTCGCGAACGTGATCGACCGCTCCGATCCTGACCGCGGAGTTGTGATCTTCCCGTTCGGCAAGACGATCTATGAGCCTCTGCTGGCCTTGCGGAAGGCTGAAGGAAACTTCGTCGATCCTGGTCCGAAGGGTTTTGATATCAAGATCACGAAGTCGGGGTCGGGGCTCGACACCGAGTACATGGTGACTCCGGCGAGGGAGTCGAGTGCGCTCGGGTGCGACGAGTGGCTGGACGAACTTCGCGATCTCGAAGCTGAGGCACGTGTTCTCAGCTACGCCGAGATCCTGGAGAAGCTCGGCGCGGTTGATGCGCCGCCGCCCGAGCAGCCTGCGCGCCAGCGCTCCGCCGGTCGGGGCGATGCAGGGGCGGGTTACGGGGGCGGACGAGGTGCTCCGCGCAGCGGGCGCACGGTCGAGGACGATGCGGACCAGTCTGGCGGCTGGGGCTGACCGACTGCGGTAGTAGGCAGGTGACTCAAGGGGAGCGG